ATTTCTACATCAGTATTACCGAATGCCATCTTATAGTCAAGTTTGCCGGTTTTGGCGGGAGCGATACAACCGTGCCCAGTTTGCGGCTGATCGAGCGGATCGCGCAGGAACTCGCAGGCCCAATCTGTGATCGCCCGTACGCGTCCGTACGGCGCGAGGCGGCCGACATCCTTTCGGAGGCCTTCGATGTGGTGGAGTGGCGATTCGGGATCGTGATCCCGTGGAAGGTCGAACGCCTAGCCGTCGAGCTGGCGCGTCACCACAGGGGGCAGCGGTTGAAAAATGTACCCTTTGCTGTCGATGACAAGCAGGGCAAACTGTGCCTGTAGGCCAGCGGTGCGTCGCGAAAGACGCGTCTGGCGATTCTCGAACGTCCGAAGCGAAGGACGGGGCGGCCGAGCCGTGTTGAGGCTAGATGTGCCGCCCCACTCACTCCACCGGGACGATCTTGAAGCCGTGCATCCAGAGCCGGGCGAGGATCGCGTCGATCGCCGCGACCACTTCGGGCGTCAAATCGAGCCCTAGCTGATCAGATACCGCCTGTAAAATAGCCTCGCGGGCGCTCAAAAGCGGTAGCCGGTCAGCAGCAGGATCAGGACGACGATCAGGATGAGCCCCACGACGCCCATCCCGCCATAGCCCACCCCATAGCCCGTCCGCCACGGCATCCCGACGTACGGCCCGCCGAGGCCGCCGACGAGGATCAGGACCAGGACGATCAGAACGACGATCGCGATCGGGCTCAATGCTCGACCTTCTCAGCGCCCGAGTTCGACCGCGGCGGCGGGCGCGCGTCCGGGTCATCCTTCTGTTGCTGCGCCCGGAGCTGCTCGCCGATCTTCATGATCAGCGGATTCGCAATGTTCCAAGGGGCTTGCGAAAGCACCTGTAGGAGCTGGTTCCACTCCTGCGGATCGAGCCTGACCTCAACCATCGAACCCCCATTGGCCCGGCGGGCAAGCCGGAACGTTGACCATGCCGCCGCTGCCGCCAGCGCCCGGGGCGACCCCGCAATACTCGGTGACGATGCACAGCCCCGAGCCGCCCGAGCCGCCGTTGGCCTCGCCGCTGAACTGGTTGACCACCGCGCCCGTGCCGCCAGCCCCGGTGTTTGGAGCGGCGTTGGGAGCCCCGCCAGCCGCGCCCCAGTTCACGTCGTTGGCCACGTTGCCGCCGAACAGTGAGCCGCCCAGCCCGCCCGGCATGGCGTTGGGGACAGACGCCGCGTAAAGCACGTAAGGCCCGGTGATCCCGCTCGCCCCCGGCATGGCCACGTCGCCAACCCCCGCCGTCGCGCCCTTGCCAGCCAGTCCGTAGATGCCTCCGGCTTCGGCGTTGCTCATGCCGCTTTGGCCGCCATTGGCCACGCACAACGCCCCGAAGCTCGTCGCCGCCGCGAGCGGTTGTGAGGAGCCGGAACTGGAGCCCGCGCCCGCGCCGATGGTGACGGTGACGCCGCCCAGGACCAGCGACGCCGGAACGTATTTCTTGGAGTAGCCGCCCGAGCCGCCGCCGCCGCCCGACACGCTGACCGTCGTGGCTCCCGAGGCCGCGCCGCCGCCACCGCCGCCGCCGATGCACTCGACCACCGCCGTTATGAGACCCGGCGAAGGCTGGTAGACGCCCGAGGCGGTGAACACCTGAACGAGGACGCCGCCAGCCGGAAGGTTGCAGACCGGCGGCGGACAGGGGGTGCAAAAGGGAGCGTTCATGCCGTCACCTTGGCTTCAAGCGCCGCGACGCGCTCTGTCAACTGCTGCACCCCACGCCACAGCGCGGCGATCAGAAGCAGGGGGTGCAGGGAGGAATAGCCCTTCTCAGGCGGCTCCATGTAGGCGGCTGGCATGACCGCCCGCACGTCGTCCGACAGGACGGTGAAATCCAGATGCTCGCTCTTCGTCGCGGATGGATGCCGGTAGTCGCATTCGTAGACGACGACGTCGTTGATGAGCGCGAGCGCATCCTTCGACGGCGCGGTCAAGCGGGACTTGAGCGCCTGATCGCAGGCGAAGGTGGAGAAGCCGAGCGATCCCCCGAGCGTATTCGCGTTCATCTGTGTAAGGCCTGCGAGGGCGATCATCGACAGCGGGGCGTAGCCCGTACCAGTGACCGAATAGCCGTACATGAGGAAGGCGTTGGCGAGACTTTGGGCGGCGACGGTAATGCCTCCGAAGCCGCCGCCAGCGTTGGTGGTGAAGCCGAGCGCAATGCTCGAGCCCAGCCCGCCCGAGGATGTTCCTCCGGTCGTCTGTAGCCACGCGCATGTAACGAGGTTGGAGGCGGCAAAGTTGACGCCGTTGAGCGTGCCGGTGAGCGTGCCCCCGGACAAGGGCAGATAGCCAGCCGCGACCGCGCCGACGAACGTGGTGTTGGCCAGCGTCGTGTTGCGGGTCGCGGTCGCCTGTGTCGGCGCAGTCGGGTTGCCGGTGAAGGCGGGGCTGGCCAATACAGCGCCCCCAGCCGCCGTGATGTCGTTGTTGGTCAGAGTGACCGCCCCGGTGCGGGAATTGAAGCTCGCCACCCCAGCGCCAGCCAGCGCGCCGCCAGCCCCGGTGATGTCCGCCGAGGTCAGGACGACTGCGCCGCCGCGCCCGTTGAAGCTGGTGACGCCGATGGTCGCGCCGCCAAGCTCCGTCAGAACCCAAGCGCAAGTGGCGATCTGATTGGTGTTGGTCGCAGGCGCGGGCGCCGGAGCCAGAGGCACGCCGCCAAACGACGGCGAGTTGAGCGGAGCGCCGTTAACGCCGGTCACGTCGGCGAGGGTCAGGCTGACCGCGCCGCTGCGCCCGTTGAAGCTGACCACGCCTGTGGCGACTGCCGCCACCGCCGCCTCGACGAAGGCGCACGTCGCCAGTTGGGTGGTGGACACGCCCGGAGCCGCAGTCGGAGCGGTGGGAACCCCGCTCAAAGCCGGGGACGGGTTGACCAAGGCCCCTGCCGCCGACACGTCGTTGGCGGTCAGGCTGATCGCCCCCGAGCGCCCGTTGAAGCTGGAAACGCCCGCCGACGCCGCCAGCGCGCCACCCGCGCCAGTAATATCGGCGGCAGTGAGCGTCACCGCCCCCGACCGGGTGTTGAAGGTCGTGACCCCGGTGTTGAGCGCCGCAATGGCGGCCTGAACGAATTGGGTGGTGGCGAGGATGCCGCTGGAAGTCCCGGCGACGGCTGTCGGAGCGGTCGGGGAGCCGGTGAACGCCGGACTCGACAGCAACGCCCCGCCTGCAGCCGACAGATCGGCCGAGGTGAGGATGACCGCGCCCGTACGAGTGTTGAACGAGCTGACCCCGGCGACGCCAGAGGCGACGGCGGCCATGACGAACGCCGTGGTGGCGAGCTGCGCCGTGCTTGAGCCGGGCGCGGCCGTCGGAGCGGACGGAACGCCGCTGAAATTCGGCGAGGCCAAGGTCGCATACGCGGCGCTGACGCCAGCCGCCAGTTGGTTGACGACGTTGACGACGAAGGCGGTGGTGGCGAGGCGACTCGAGTTGTCGGTCGGCGAGGTCGGCGGGGTGGGCGCCGTCGGCGTCCCGGTGAAGGCGGGGCTGTCGAGCGGGGCAAAACCGGACACGGCGGCGTTGGCGGTCGTCACGATCGGATAGCCGCCAACCGTGGCGGTCCCGTTGGGGACGGCGAAATTGCCGTCGACGATCAGCGAGCCGACAGTGGCGAGGTTGGAGACGTTGAGGTTCGCGGCGTCGAGGGTCTGGACGACCGTGGCATAACCGGCCGTCAGTTGGGTCTGGACGACGGCGCTGGCCATGTTGGCTGTGCCGCCCACTTGCATGTCGCCAGAGACGGCCAGCGTCCCCGCCTGCGCCGACGCGAACGACGCGGCAGTCGCGGTCAGGTTGCCGATCGTCCCCCATGTCGCGGTCAGGTTGTCGATGCACGCCGTCTGCGCGTTCAGGAGGGCGATGGCGGCATTGGAAAACTGAACCGAAGCGGCTTGGATCGACGGCGCCATGAGCTGGCCGCCGATCGCCATGTCGCCGCCGGTCGACAGCGCCGTGCCGACGAAGTCCGCCGCGTCGATCGACAGGTAGGGGCCACCGAGCCCGCCGCGCTGGATGACGACGGCGTCGTTCGAACTCGCGCTCGTCGCTGGCGGATAGCCGGTGATCTGGCGGACGTTGAGGATCAGGTCCGAGCTGGGCATCAGCTTGTGTCCGCACAGAGGACGAGCGCCGTCCTGGGCCAGACGTTCCCCGCCGAATCGGTCGCCGTCCACTTGATCTGGTAATCGGTGCCGGAAACGCCGCCGCTGAAAGTGGCATAAATCGCGCGGCCGCGCACGCCCACCGCGCCGATCGACCACTGCGCCGTCACGTCGACCGGAGGCGCGGTGTTGGTTAGTACCCGGACTGTTCCCTGTTCGACCCCAACGCCCACGGGGATAATCGGCGAAAAGTCAAACCCAAACGAACAGCTTTCCCCCGGCGCAAGCTCCGGGGTGTAGCGGCGCGACAGCGGCATCAGCGTGACGCCGAGCGCGGATAATAGCGGTCATAGTTGCGCGGCCTCGAGCGCGGCTGGCCGCGCCAGTTGCCGCGCGGCAGCGGCCGGAACACCGGACGGTCCTCGCGGTCCTGCCGGAAGAACCGCGACGTCGTGTCGAACGGACGGGTGTTATCCCCCCAATCGTCCATCCGCCCGGCGTATGTGCCCTCGATCCGCGCCATGCGTCACCAGCCGATTCGCCGGGTGTCTTCGACGAAGCGCGCCGTCAGCATCCGGCTCACCCAGACCGCAGGCTCGCCGATGAGCGCGCCAGACGGATCCGCGAGGTAGGCTGCGCCGGGATCACGGACAACGGTCGGTGGCGATAGCAGAGTGGGTCCCGGATCGAGCGGCAGCGCAGACAGGACGCGCTCACGGCCAAGAGGATTGGGGCGGCCGATCGGGAGGCCGAACCCCGCCGGGTCGACGACAACCGAGGGTCTAAGGCTTGGGTGTCTGAGGTGTTCCATGACACTAGCGGCGCCCCATTTGCGCGGGTGCGCGGCGAGCGTAGCATGGAAAGGGCGGCGCTTGGAACGCCGCCCAAACCACCGAGATGCCAGATCACGACGAATGAACGGGCGATGGCAAATGTAAGCGACAACTCCTTCCCCGACAATCGATTTGATGAATGGGCGCGCTCCCTCGACGCGCTCGAACGCGAGCCCGCGCCGAAGCAGCGCGAGCTAGGGCCGCCCTACCCGGGCGATCATCCCTGCGAAATTGCAGGCTGCGGCGCCAACGCCCCGTTTGGTTTCGCCGCGATCCCCCGCCGCGTCTGGTTCTGCAAGAAACACATGGAGGAATTATGCCCGCCGACACAACCGAGGTTTTCAAAGCCCTCTGCTGGAGCCGAGCCTACCGTTGGCGGGAACGGGTCTTCGACCCCGGCGAAGACCGAGACGACATCCTCGCCTTCGCAATTGACCCTCTTCAACAATGGGCCGCCGACCACGGGCTCATAGACGCGATCGGCCAAGACGCCGTGCAAGCGATCATGGCGGAGGCGTTCGATGGCTAGAGGTCCGACCGTCGTCGCGTTTCCCGCCCGCTATCCGTTCCGCACTCAAGGCCGGGCTAACGTCGTCATCCCCGACCTCGCGAACGTGATGATCGCCCTACAGCACGAACCGGGCTTCGCCGTCGCCTTCGCCTTCGACGAAATGCAGCAGGAGACAATCCTGCGCGCCACGCCGCCGCTCCCCCCGAACGCCGACGCGGGCGACGTTTTTCCACGGTTCGCCGACGAAGAGGACATCACGCGGCTGCAACGGTGGATGCAAATTCACATGCCCAAAGTCGGGCGCGAGCATATCCATTGGGCGCTTGAGGAGTTCGCCCGGTCGAATCCGATCCACCCGCTGCGCCTTTGGCTCAGAACCCGCGAAATCGGCGTCCGCCAGCCGGTCCTCGAAAACTGGTTGAGCTTCGCCTTGGGCGTCCCCAACGACGCCTATCACCGCGAAGTCGGGCGCCGATTCGCGATCGCGATGGTGGCGCGCATCTTCGAACCCGGCTGCCAAGCCGACTACATGCTGGTTTTGGAGGGGCCGCAGGGCGAACTGAAAAGCCAGTTCTGCCGCGCCCTTGCCGGGGCCGAATACTTTTCCGACCACATCCCGTCGCTCAACGCCGATCAGGTCCGCGTCTCGATGCACATGCGGGGCAAATGGCTGATCGAAATCTCCGAGCTCGCCGCCTTCAACAAGGTCGCCGACGTCGAAACGCTGAAAGCTTTCATCACCCGGCGCGAGGAAATCTTCACCCCGAAATACGGGCGCAAGGAGCGGCGCGAGCGGCGCCAGTGCCTGTTCATCGGCACCACCAACACGGACGATTGGATCAAGGATGAAACCGGAGCGCGCCGCTTCTGGCCCGTAAAAGTTGTGTCCGTCAACCTAGAGTGGCTGGAGGCCTACCGCGACCAACTGTTCGCCGAAGCCGTCGAAGCCTACGACGCTGGCGAGCCGTGGTGGCCGACCAAGGACTTCGAACGGCGGGTCATCTCACCCCAACAAGAAAAACGACAAGCCTTTGATAACTGGACCGATCGCGTGCTTGAGCTAGCCGCATCGCTGACCACCGTGACGATCGCCCTACTCTGGCAGGGCATGGGTCCGATAACAACCGGCGGCGACCTGTCCCGCTTGGACATGAACGCGCAGAAGCGAATCGCCGCAATTCTGCGAAAGGGCGGTTACGTCAAACATCGCGGCGGACCCGGTCGCGTAGAGTGGCGAAAACCCGAATAATACGAACCCACGAACCGTCACGAAGCCTCCACCCTACTAACGCCCGCACACACATGTGCGCGAGATGAATATTGCTCTATAGGACGGAGGGTTCGTTAGGGTTCGTACGGTTCGTCGAGGCCCGAACTCGGGATTTTTTTCCAAAAGGAAAATGGGTTAATCGTTCCCGCTCTGGTAAAAACATCGGACCTGCTGCGCAGGCGATCCGCACAGCCGACCCAGAGACGTTTCGGAGAATCCGAAGTTCCTTCATGGTCTTAGGCCTATCAGCATCCGAGGTATAGTGAGGGCGCCGCAAGTAACGCACAAAGCAACGTCAAGTAAAGCAATCGCACTATACTGTGCGACTACTGCGGCTTTACTTAAGCGGGCATCCGGGGTAGAGTGAACGCGCCTCTGCTACCGTGGGTTGATGACAGGGGAAGGCGGTTCTCGATTATGTGCTGATCTTAAATCCCCACCACCGTTCCATGCACTTGTCACAGAAGCGGACTGTCCAGCCTTCGGCATTGGACATGATCAAGGGCACGCTTTCGTCGGGGATCGAAGCGGAGCAGTACGAGCAGAGGACGGACGGCACGCTGTCGGGGCGGCCCCACGTCAGCTTGCGGGGATCGAATCCGGGCTTGGGTTCGAGGGTGGCTGCCATTCCAAATCCTCGCGTCTGGTTCCCTTGGAGTGACGGTCTGAGCCGTAGCGCACGAAGACGAAGTCCTTGGTGAACGTCGTGATTACACCCCACTCGACGAACGCGGGGTCACTTGTGCCGTGGGCGCGATAGATGACTGCCCGGCCGATGTCGGCTTTCGTCGGTTCGATCATGGACATCCTCCAGCGTGTGCGGATCGACAAGGGTCCACCGGGAGGCGCACCACTGGCATCCTTCGCCTTCGCAGCGGATGAGGCTTCCGGCTTTCCAGTCGCGTGGATCGTAGGCGACCGGCCAGCGGTGATAGGGCAGCTCGCTCATGCTCGCGCCTTGCGCGGTTCGCTGCGCGCTCCGAGGTCAGCCGCCAGTTCGCTTACGCACCTTTCGAAGCACTCGGCTTCGCTTTTGTGCAGCCACCACTCGGCGCGGTCCACTTCCTCGTCCAGTTCGTCCATGCACTGCCGATGCTGCTTTGCCGCCGCCCGCCAGTTTTGCAGCCGCCTTACGAGGCGATCCTCCAGTGTCATGCCCATCCTCCAAATCCCGGATATGTTCCGCCGGGACGCCGGTCAGTTTTGAAATCCGTTTGGCGACCGCCGGAGCGGGCCGGAATTTTTCGTCCGTCCAGATGTACATTGTTTGACGCGACACGCCGATGGTGCGGGCTCTGTCGGCGATGGTGTCGCCGGGGACCTTGGCGAGGATGTCGCGCATGGGGTAGCGCAGCTTATGGATGAGCGCGCGGAACTCCTGTTGGAGCGCCGGGATCGTGACCGCTGCCGCGAGCTGGTCGAGCTGGTGATTGAAGTCTTCCATAGGGTTGCCTACCTGTCGTATGGGGCGCTTGACACGTCAAGTGAATTATATACGCTGTCCACAGTGAGCGAGGAAGGTCCGCCATGAACGACGAACAAGGCGAAGGCCAGATCATCCAGCGGATCGAGCGAGCCGCGCCAGCGGAGGGCTTCGCGCAATTCCTAATGGAAGCGATGCGCGATCCAAACATCCCAGCCGACAAGCTGGAAGTGATGATGAAGATGCGCCGCGAGGTTCTGTCGGACCAAGCGCGCGAGGCGTTCCAAGCGCACTACGCCGAGTTTTCAGCGGAGCTGCCGCAAGTCGAGCGCGACGGCACGGTGACGCTGGTCAAGGATGGCGTGGCGAAGGGAAGCTATCCGTTCACGACAATCGAAGCGATGGACGTTGTGATCCGGCCGCTTCTGGCCAAGCATGGATTTGCGATCAGCTTCACGTCGCGCGACGACAAGGACTCCGTCACGATCACCGGCACGCTGTCGGGCTGGGGCTGGGAGCGCAATTCAACCTACACGCTGCCGCCTGACGTCGGGCCGGGCCGCAACGCGCTACAGGCGCGCGGCTCGTCGCGCCGCTACGCCAAGCGGTACATCACTGACGACCTCTGCAACGTCGTTCGCAAGGGCAAGGACGATGACGCGCGCGGCTTCCAAGAGGCGTTGATCGACGCGGTTCAGCAGCAGCATTTGCTCGACCTGATCAGGGAGACGAACACCGACGAAGTTAAGTTCGTCAAGATGATGGTGACGGGGGAGGTGGAGTCGCTGGGTGACATTCGTCAGCGCGACTACAACCGCCTCGTCCTGGCGCTCAAGGACAAACAACGGAGGGTGAAGAAATGAGACGGCGACTGTTGTGGATGGCGGTTGCCGTCTTAGCCGGTGGCGCGTCTGCGAGGGAGGCGCAGGCGTGCCATCGGTTTTCCGTCTGGAAATATCCGGCGCCGCAACGCTGCCGGGTGTTCAAGCAGATGCGCGCCGAGGCTCCTCTGCCGCAGGATCGGAGCTGGTCCGTCGAACTTACCGCCGTGCCGCCGCTTGGCAGTCAGGACGAAGCTGACCAAGCGGAGCATGACGCCGCGGTGGCGGCGCATAAGGACGAGCTGAACCGGCTCTTGAACGAGCTACACGAGGACGCGCGCCTCAATCACATGAGGATTCCATGAAAGCCGAATGGACCGACAACGTCGACAAGGAACGCTGCCTATGCTGCGGCCAGCCGGTCAAGGAGCCGGTCGTGATGCGTTCGCCGGAACAAGCGGCGGCGACGTTTGCCGCGCTTCATATGTTGGGTTTCACCCGCGACAGCTTGCTGACCAAGCATCGGCATCAGATCGACTACCAGACGCCGGGCCTCGCTGCATGGCTTGAGGATCACGCATGACGCTGTTTCACCGTTTCAGGAACCGTCGGATGCCGTGGCTCGATCCGAAGGTGGGCTATCGCAACGATCCTGAATATCAGCGGCAGCGCGCGGTCGCGAAGCTGACCGGCGACGAGGAGGCGGTCGAGAAGCGGTGGTCGGCGCGGTGGCAGCAAAAGCTGGCGATGAAGGAGTTTCGTAAGTGAAATTCTATCCCGTCGATCAGGGCTCGGTGTCTTGGTACGAGGCGCGGCTCGGCATTCCAACCGCGTCGAACTTCCACCGCATCGTGACGCCCAAGGGCAAGCCGTCGGCGCAGGCTGACGTGTACATGTACAAGCTGATCTGCGAGCGCCTGCTACGCGAGACGCAGGACGACGAAATCGGGTTCGTGCGCTGGGTGGCGCGGGGCAAGGAAATGGAGCCCGCCGCCGTCTCGCATTTTCAGTTCGTCAACGAGGTTCAGCTCGAACCGGGCGGCTTCGTCACGACTGACGACGGGCGGATCGGCGCTTCGCCGGATCGGCTGTTCAAGGGGCATCGCGAGGCTCTGGAGGTCAAGGTTCCGGCTCCCCACACGCACATGGGCTATTTGCTCGACGGGTTGGGCGACGATCACCTGATCCAGTTGCAGGGTCAGATTTTGGCTGGCGGTTTCGAGGGCGTTCATTTCCTGTCGTGGCACGGCCAGATGCCAGCCTTCCACAGGGTCGTGCTTCCTGATCGAGGGTTTCAAGCCGTCTTGGCCAGCACGCTGAACGCGTTCTGCGATTTGCTTGACATCAAGACGGAGCGGGCGCGGGCGCTCGGGGCCTATGCGGTCGCGCGCCGTGTCGAGACTCCGGCCGAGGTCGCCTACAGCGACGAGCATGTGACACTCAAGCTGATCAACCCGGAAGAGGGGGACATGGGCGATGCGAGTGCATGAGTTTGTCTGCACCGATTGCAAGACGGACGTGTTCAGCTTCGGCGGCCCGCCTGACGAGACGCGTTGCGTGGGCTGCAACACGGTTCGCGAATTGATGCCGATGCTGCCGGAACGCGAAAGGCAACTTCGCGACCTTCTCGGCTGCCAGCTCCCGAAGGATGACGATGCCCTACGCGCGACGGACCAAAGTCCCGGTTGACAAGACGCGGCTCGAAATCGAGCGGCTGGTGAAGCGGTTTGGAGCCAAGGGCTTCGCCTCCGGGTGGAGCGGCGCGTCGGCGCGCGTCGAGTTCTTCTGCCAGAACCGGCACATTCGACTGACCGTCGCGGTCCCTACGTCGGATCAAGCGGAGCGCGAGAAGTGGCGAGCCCTGTCCTTGCTGGTCAAGGCGAAGCTGGTCGCGGTCGACGCCAAGATTGCGACGTTCGAGGAGGCCTTCTTCGCCGACATTGTGATGCCGGAGACGGGCAAGACGGTTTGGGAGACGGCGCGCGAGCCCGTCAAGCTGGCCTACGAGGGCGGCAAGGGCGTCAAGCTGTTGGGAGGGTTCTGAATGATCCGTCCGTACATCATCCGGCCCACGCCCCGGCACTTCGACTATGCCGACGGCGTCGGGTTGATCCGGCGCGGCGTCGGGCTGCGCGAGGGCAAGACGAACACCAACGGCTGGAAACCGTCGTTTGAGCTGGCGCTGTGGAAGGACCGGCAAAGCGCGCGGTGCGAGATGGCGGCCAAGCTGTGGCTGGACACGGTATGCGAGCGCGACGTGGAGTGGAACGAGCTGGACCTGAGTGTGAAGTGGGACTTGGCTGGCTTCATCGACGTGAAAGGGGTGGAGGAAGCCCACCATCGGCTTGGCGTCCAAAAGAACTTGCCGCCGCAGTTCGCCTACTTGCTGGTCGATAGCTGGAACCATCCCGACTACGCGATCGTCGGCTGGATGTGGGGGCACGAGGCCAAGCAAACGAAATGGTGGGAGGACCCCCAGCACGGCCCGGCCTTCTATCCGCCGCGCGACTTCCCGCCGATGCGGGACTGGAAAGAGCTTATCGAGGAGGTACGGAAACGTGAACTTATCCGAGGACAGACAGCTAACGCCAAATGAACGCCTGCGGGTCGGGGTCGCCGTTCTGATCAACGGGTGGGACACGCACAAGGTCGCCGCGCTTCTGGGGGTGGAGCCGGAGCGGGTTGCCGAGGCCGTGGCGAGCCTCAAGCTTTCGCTGGAAAATATGTCCACCGATCGGGTGGGCGCGCGGCTCGCCGGGCTGGAGGCGGTCGCCCGGTCTGTCGGAGGCCAATCCGATGGCTAGCGGTGGCGTCTGGGGCGTAAACCGCCTCTTGTGGCTATACCCCCACCGGCCAACCCAGAAAGTGGCTCCAGCCACAGCCGGAGGCTCGGGGCGTGGCTAGTCTGGCGTATCATCGGGCCTACATGCGGGAATGGCGCAAGACGCATCCGATGAACGAGGAGCAGCGGCGAAGGGACAACTGCCGGTCCTATGCCCGACAGTACCTCTTGCGCGGCTTACTCAAGCAGTTGCCCTGCCGCGTCTGTGGCTCCGAGGCTTCCCAGATGCACCACCCGGACTACGACAAGCCGCTCGACGTATTGTGGCTTTGCAAGAAACACCATCTTGAGTCGCATAAACTAGAGCGTGTAGACATCATTCTGCACACGCTAGAGTGCATGTTTCATACGAAACAGGTGAGCTGTAATGCCGTGGACGGACCTTAAAACCGGGCTAGCGTCTCGACGACAACCACGTCAGCGGGCCAACGATGATGACCGAGTAAATTCCCAGCGCCGCAAGGCGAAGGAGGTCAGGTTCGCGGATCGCGATGACAGTGAGGTAGAACGCCCCGACGATCGCGATCAGCAAGATCAATCTGACCGCCAAGACAATCGCTAAAACATTGATTGCGCCCAGAACGCCAGCGCGCCACGCGGCTCGATGTTGGAACTCGGCGGACGGCTGGCTAGGCGGCGTCGTCGCCGCCGTCGTCTTCATCCCCGAAACCAGCCCCGCCAGATCCGGCGTGGTCTTTTCCGCCACTAACTGCATGGGGGCGCGCGAACGCGGCGGAGTATTTGCGGACGGCTGACCCGATTGATCCGTCATTGAAAGCCTGTTTCCGTAGGTTGGCGAACATGATCTGGACCCGGCCGACGGCGATCAGGGCGGCGATTCGCTGCGGCATCGTCATCGTCTCGTCCCGGTCGGCTGACTCAAGGTCGTCCAAGAGCCGCGCGATTTGACGGTAAAGCCTCGCGTTTACGTCGAGGGGATCACCGACTTGGGGTTTCGATGTAGTCGCCGCTGCCGTCGTCTTTCGTGACGCTATAGCCTGTTTTGTCGGTTTGCTCATATCCAGCTCCTTGCAAGGCGCGCTCGTAGCCTGCGCCTGCGACTGCCGGTTTCAGTTTGGATGCCGCCGCAGCCGTTCCTCCCACCAGACCACCGAGGCCGTAAGCGAGCCAGTGCGGTATCCAATGGTGCCCGCCAGCCCTGTCTATGGCCAGCACTCCCCCGCCGACGGTGGCGCCCGCGTGAAGCAAATGCTTCATCGCTGGCGTCAACGCCTCGTAGGCCATCCGCCCGGCCGCGAGGGTTGCGGATGACACGCCGCCCTCGACGGCGCCGCGCTTGGTGCGGTCGATGAACTGGTTTGGGTCTTTGACTTCCTCGTTGTGAACGGCGGCCTCACTGCCGCCGCCGAACGCGCCCTTGGCGGTGTCCTCGATCGCGCGGCCAGCTCGGGTGGCCCACGTCGCGGCTCGCGGTCCCACCTTGGCCGCGAGCTGCCCCAGCTTGGTGCCGACGCCCAGCTCGGGGACGAGCATGAACGGGGCGACGTTGGCGGCGATGTCACCGCCGGTTTCACCCCACTGTTCAGCTTGCGAGGTCGGGTCGCCCGGCGAGCCTGACCAATCCTTCCAGCCTTTCCCTTCGATGCTTTCGGGGATCATGCTGGCGACGCCCTTGGCCGCGCCGTAGCCCAAGCCCTTGCCAAAGTTGAGCGCACCTTGGACCGGAGGCGAGTACTCGTCGCCGCCGCCGCCGGAGCTGCCACTTTCGGCTTGGATGCTCGGGGCGACTTTTTTCCATTCCTCGTCGGTGAGGGCTCGGGGCATCAGTCAGCCGCCATCCAGTTTTCGCGCGCGTCGCGGTCGATTTGGTTCTTGCCGGTCCACAAGAGCCGCTTCCCGTTGTGAACGACGATGTCCTTCATTGGCCGCGCGCCCGTGACATAGTCCATGAGCTTGTAGTCTTTGATCGTCTCGAAAGCTTCGGCCGACGGGCGATCGTCGCCGCTCGGCAAGTTGTCGTCCTTGCCGCCGATCGAGCGCCACCGGCTGCGCACGGCGTCAATCATGCCGTCGACGCCGGACATGTGGCCTTTGATGACGTTGCGATAGGTGGCGAGCGGAGCGATCTGCGGGATTGAGCCGCTGGCCGCGCGCGACCCGGACTCGGTGTGTCGGCCGCCGCTGACGATCGTATTGTACGCATCGTTGTAGGCGAGGAAGTCGGTGTGGAGCCCGACATATTTCGGGTCGCCCATGAAGTTTCTAACGATGGCGTCCATGTTGACGTTGGACGTACTCAAGCCTCGCTTTTTGAGGTCGGCCTCGACAGTCCGCAGATCGGTGTTCAAACGATCCGCCATCGCGGCGAGGTCCTTCGTCCGCGCCAGCGTGGTCTGGGTGCTTACGTCGGTCCTGAACCGTTGCTGGTCCTGATAGAAACCTTGGTTCCATTTCGGGTCGACGAGCTGGGCGAGGTTGCGCAGCCGGTCGGAATATTGCCCGGCCTTGGTGCCGGGTGAGGCTCCGGTGCCGGACGTGCCGCCGGAGGCTGGCATCTTGTAGTCGAGGACCGATTTAACGTCGCTCGCCACGGACGGGTTGATTTGCTTGATCCGGTCCAAGACTTGCGCCGGGTCTTTCGGCGGATTGCGTTCGAGGTTTTCCAAGGCGGTGATTTGTTCAGCGCCGCGCAGCGTCCCCTCGCGCGCCGCCTTGGGGAACATCTTCATCATCGCGCCGTCGGGCTCGACGCCTCTGACGGTGGAGGTTGCGATCGAGTCGACAGGGGTTTCCTCCGGCGTGGCCGGGTCCGTCGTGTCTGGTGCGCCAGGTCCGGCGACTTTATCGCCGGGCAGCTTGGCTGTCGGGGGCGCGGCTGGCGCTGGAGCGCCGGTCGTTGGATCGACTGCCGCCGCCGGAGCTGCGGGAGCTGCCGGAGCTGCGGGAGCTGCGCCGGGAGCTGCGGGCAATGGATAGGCGCTAGTGTCCTTCGTTTGCGCCGGGGTCAGGCCCCACCGCTTGTCGTCGACGGTGTCGTCGTCCATTGCCTGCTTGGTCTTGTGGAGGTCGCGCAATCGTTGGTCGCGATGCTCCAAAAATTTCTTCACGTCGGATGGCATGGCTCCGGCTTCGATCAGTTCGCCCAGCGAGCCGGGACCGATGTCGCCGATTTCGACAGCCTTGGCGTGGAGCGCATCCGTCATGCTCCTGCCCTTGATGCTGCGGCCGAGTGTCGGATCGAGCGCGCTATATTCCCCCCAAATGTCGGAGTACGCGGTCAATTGCTCCGTTGCACGTTCTTTCAGTTGCTGCATGTGCAGGGCGAGCTGTTCCTTGGCGGTCTTGGCGGCCTCCGAACGCCCTTGCTGGACGCCTTCAAGGAACTGCCCGGCGTAAGGCCCCATCATCATCGCGATCTGGGCGAGGTTCGCGCCGCCGTTTTGGCTGTAAAACTTGCTCAAGCCCTGCGCGATTTGAGGAACCTCGAACGGTTGCGGCAATTGCGGGAATCGCTCCTCCTGCCCCCACTGGTGATGAGGGCGAGGGAGCATCGCGCCCGTGAACGGGGTGAATTGGGGCGTTGGCGGGGTCGGAGCGCCCGGTCTGAGGGCCAAATTTTGCCGTCTGGGCTGGTTCCATTCGGGCATCCGGCTCGGGTCCGGCCGCCCCGTGTCCTGCTGCTGCTGCTGTTCGAGGTCTGGCGGCGGGCGCGGGGCCGGGCTGCCTCCGAACATCGAACGGAACCGCTGCACCATCATCGGCAGCGGGCTGTACGTCTGCTGTGCGGCGGCTAGCGGATCATTCTGGAAACCGTCAGACATAGTGTCAACCTATTCGTATGACACGCTACCCTAACCGGCTCCGGCGTCGGCGGGCACGGAAGCTTGAGGCGCGGGCGTCGTTGCGGGCGTCGGAGCGGTCGCCTCCCGGTTGGGCGAGGCCTTGGAGGCGGACCATACTCCATAGCCGAGTTTGTTCATGGTCGTCTTCCAAGGCCCCAAGCCGCCCTTCTTCATGTGATCGAGCGCGTATTTCACCTGTTCCTGCCAATATTTGTGGTCCCACGGCGCGTGTCCGGTGTCCCGCATGTACTGGTTTCCCATCGCCTTGCCGTCCGGGGAAAGGTGGAGCTGGAAGCCGCCGAAGCTGGTCGGCCTGCCGTTTTCATAATCGCCGTAGATGTTCTGGCCGAAGCTGCTTTCCGTGGCGAGGACGCGCGAGACGACATCCGGGTCCAAGCCGATCTGTTGGGCGTAGTCGCGGGCGAAGCCGTCATATTGCGAGGCGCTGACGCCCGGCGTCCCCCTGTCCGTCGAGCCCATCGGGACCTTGCTGGCGTCATATTGCGTCTGGTCTGGAGGCGCTTGATTGCCGTCCTGGCCGCCGCCTGCCTGTCGCTGATTGTCCTGCCCTTGCTGGCTGTTGCCGAAGATCGCCTGCATGATCTGCGACGCCTGATCGTTGCCGCCGCTCATGCTTCGGTCCTGCATCATGCCGCGCATGTGGTGAGGATGGAGCGGCATCCAGCCGCCGCCCGGATGGTGGTCGTGCATCTGCCAGCCGCGCATCGGGTGGTGGTAAGGCCAATGACCTTCGCCGCCGTGATGAAAGCCGCCGAAGTGCCGGAAGCCGCCGCGTCCTCCCCGCCGGCCGCCGCCGCCGAACCCGCCGGACAGGAGCATCGGCAAGAGCATCCCCAACGCGCCCTGCGCGAGCTGGGCGAGGGCGGGAGGAACGCCTTGGCCGCCCGTGACATCGCGCATGATCGGGCCGGGCTCGGGCGGGAAGTTGGGCGCGGCGCCGGGCTTCTTGGTCGGCAGGACGCCGGGCTTCTTGGTCGGCAGGGGCACCTTGGTCGGCAAGTCTGCGTCTGGCGCCGCCGCTGGCTGGCCCTTGGCTCGGACGACGAGGTCGCGCCCCTGATCGTCCTTTGTCGGCGTCGGCTGGCCGCCGGTCGTCGACGGCCCGGTCGGTGTCGGCCTGCCCGGAGGCAGCGGCGTTTGGCTCGCGGGCGTGCCAGCCGCAGTGACCGGCTGCCCTTCGGCGTTTGTTGCGACGGTTCCGTCGCCTGTCGGCCCACCGTCGGGCGGCAGGGAAGCCTCGGCCGGGTCGGTGGGACTGAGCGGGCTGGCGGCGGGTGCGCCGGTCGGAAGGCCCGCGGTCATCCGCCCGGCTCGCTGGATGCCTTCGGACTCGGCCGAAGAGGGCTGCGGCGACTGCGCGCCGGTTTCCCCCGGCTGGAGCGCGGGCAGCGGGGCTTGCGGCGCGGGCTGACCCGCGCCCATCGCCTGCCTCAAGCCTTGCGTGTTTTGCGCTGCCGGAAGTTGGTAGGGATTTTGCTGTCCTCCCCCCTGCGCGAGCGCCTGAAGGGCTTTCTTGAGCCCTGCGACCGCGTCTGGAGGCGCGTATTGCTGGTTCTGTTGCGTCGGTGGCTGGTTTTGTTGCGGAGCGCCGCCGGATTGAGTGCCGCCGACACTCGATTGTTGATCGGCCGCCGTCCCGGCGCTCGGCGGGTTGATTGTCTCCTGCGCTCCGATCGATCCGGTCGGGTCGAAGGCCTGTTCAGCCGCGTTGGCTTGCGAAACCGGGTTGAGCGCGTCCGCCACGCTGCTCAACGTGGAGCTAAGATCGCTCGGCGCGGCGCCCGCCGTCGTGGCGCCTGCGCTCCCGCCGAAAAGGGAATTCAGGCTATTGCCAAGGCTGGAAAGCGGGTTGCCGCCGCTGCTCGAGGAGCCGCCGCCAAGCAAATCACCCAACTGCGCCTCCCGCGACCATTCGAGCGAGCTGACTGAGGGTCGCCGGATTGAGCCCGCCTAGGATGTCCGTCAGAATCGATCCGATGCCTGACGTGGACCCGGCGATCTGGGTCGCCGACGGGGCGACGTTGCCCGTATTGGTGGCGGCTGCGGAGCTGTCGGCGGTCGCGGGTCCGCCGGTCGAGGTCGCGGGGGCGGCCGTCGGCGAGGCGAAGGCTTCGGCGCTGGCTGGGATGCCGATCGGGCTTGGCGCGGGAGCTGCGGCGGGCGCGGCGCTGGCGGTTGTTGAGGGGCCGCCGCCCGGCGATGGTCCGGGCGAAGCTGGCGAGCCGCCGAATCCTCCCAAGCCGGGGCTCACCCCTTCATAGGTGGGGAAGCCCATGTTGGTTGTCGCTGGACCGCCCCTGAATTGCGCGATGAGCTGGGCGAGCGTCGTGGGTCCCGGCGCTTGGCTTGGACCTGTCAACGCGCTCAACCCTTTGTTGAGGGCGGCGATCTGACTTGAGCTGTAGCCGGGCGGGCCAAGCCCCGAGACGGAGACAGGCGAGGTCGCGGTCGAGACGCCGCTCAGAAGCCCCGGCGGCACGCCTAGGGAGGCAGGACCGGCGTTTCCGGTGCCGGTAAAATCGAGCTGCGATTGATTGATCGCCGCCTGTAGCGCGCTGGTCGGGCTGGCTCCCCTGAGTTGGGCAAGCAGGGCGTTGAGGGCGGAGGTTGTGCCTGACCCGCCTGCCGCTGTCCCGGCGCCGCCGCCGGTCGCCGCCGCTCCGGGTCCGCCCCCGCCGACGCCTCCGGCTGGTCCGGCCGCGCTCGCGCCGGGTCCGGCCGCGCCGCTTCCTGCAACGCCTCCGACGCCACCCGCCGCCGCCCCTCCGGGGCCTGCGGTGGTGGCGCCCGGCGCGGTGACGCCTACCGATCCGCCAAAGCCGGTGGCGCTTGAACCGGACGCGGCGGCGGCGGCTGCGTCCGCTGCTGCTGCGTCGGCTGCGTCAGAGGACGTGCTTGTTCCGGCGGGTGCCCCGGTAGTCCCGCCTTGACCGCCAAAGCCTGCCGCCGAAGCATCTGCGGCTGCCGATGCGGCGTCACCCGCGCTTGTTCCGCCGCTGCTAGCCCCGTCGCCGCCGTCGCCGCCGTCGCCGTTGTCCCAGCAAAGGCCGAACCGCCACTGGTTGGTTTTACTGAGGGGACCGTTGGTCATCATGGCGTGACCTTATCCGAGAATTGCGAGCCCTTCCGCGACATCGGGACCCAAGGTGCCGAGTGCGTCCGTGGTGGCGGCGTCGCTCCCGGCTGCCGCTGCGGTCCCGGCGGTCCCGCCGCCTGCGCCCAGAGCCTTCCCGGCGAGCCCCGCCAGACTGCCAAGCGACGAGGAAGCCGTACTCTGGCCGATCTGCTGATTGATCTGCGGCTGCAAGGCCGGGTTGAGGGCGGCCTGCCCGACGTTCGAGGTCTGTTCCTGCCCGGTGAGGGCTTCCCCCTGCCCGGTGTTGCCTCCGGTGGCGGTGGGGATCGCGCCTTGGTCCTGCCCTTCCATCGTCGAGCCGCCCAGCCCAAGCTGGTTATAGCGGGCGTCGATCGACTGCGCGTTCTGTCCGGTGGCTTGGTCGATGGCCGACTGGTCGAATGGCGAGACGCCCCAGCTCCATGGCGCGTTGGTCCCGCCGCCGGTCACGTCGAACTGAGCGCCGCTGCCGCCCTTGGAGCTGCCGCCGATGCTCATGTCGTAGCTCCGCCACTGGAGCCGACGAGCTTGCCTAACGCGGTTGCGTCGGTTCCCAAGGCGGCGGCGTTTTGCGTGTTCGTTGTGGCTTGGTTCGCCAAGCCTTGCAGCTCGTTGCCCACGTCGCCCTGATACATCGCATACTCGGCGCCTTGGTTGACATCGCTCATCGAGCCTTGCTGTTGGGCCTTGCCGAAGTTCGCGCCGCCAGCGGCTTGCGTCGCCATCGTCGACATGCCCGTGCCAGCTCCGCCGAACTCGTTGCCTGTCGCGTCGAGGCCTTCGCCGTAGGTGTATTGGGCGAGCGCGCCTTGCTCGGGCGTGATCCCGCCCGCGCTCATGAACGGCGGGATGTTGACATCCTGCGAGCCCTTGTTGCCGCCGGGGATGCTCATCGGAGCCTCACGAGGTAGCGGGGCGGGCAGACATCGGCGGCGACTCGCTTGGCGATTGGCCCAAGGTCGTAGGCCGTTTCACTTGACATGTGCCATTCGGCGCAGCCGCGCGCCTTGGCCCATTCGATGCTTTCGCGGATCAGCGCCATCGCTTCCCACAGGTAGCCGTCGTCGGCGCAAACGAGGGCGACATTGCACTCCATGTCAACCGGCTTCCACGGGATGCAGGCGAGGATGGCGACGAGGAAGGCGTGATCGGTGCGAATCGGCAGGAACACCATCGGTTGCTTGAGGACGATGTTGCGGACCCAGCCCTCGGCCGATCGGATGTCGAAATTCACGGGGTAGCGCCGCTGCGCCAAATCGACCATCCACGGGCGAATATCGCCTTCGTGGATCAGCCGGATGTCTATTGGTTTGGCTTCAACACCGTGTTCGCGATGTCGTGCAACAGTTTGTTGGATAGCCTCCACCACGCCCTCGATCCCTCGGACAGATTGAGGTCCACTAGGTCCACGTTAGAGGGCCATGTTATCGCAGGGAACGCGTCGGCGAAATCGGCGTGCGCCTGCGCGTGATTGAAATTCCACCATCCCGCCGGGATATTCGCGCCGACGATCGGGTCCAGTTGGTAGGGGAGCGCCGAATATTGGGTTCCCGCCGGAAGCGCGATGAACATCTGCCGGTGCATCTGGTCGTGATCGAAGTCGAAGCTTGGATCACTCAGCGGGTTTAGGAGGCTCGCGGTCGACATGGGGTTCCTCCGGCGGCGGCTTCGGCTGTCTTCGGGCGCCGCCCACCATCAGCGCGAGCAAAATGTCGATCAGGCCTTTGACGTAGTCTTTGACGGCGTCCGCTGTGTCAGTCCCGAAGCAGGCGTGCGGCAGATCGAAGACGCGGCATCCGATCACGCTCGTCCCGATCACGCTGAACGAGACGATGATGACAAAGGCGAACAGCAAAAACGCGCCAGACTGGATGTCGATGTCGCGCGGGAGGAGCATCGCTCATTTCTTGCACCGGGCGTAGGCCGCAGCCATCTTCTGATCGTACTTGTTGGCGGCGTAGGCGGGGCCGTTATAGCCGCGCGCGAATCGCGCCCAATCCTTTGCCCGCAAGTGCCCGTCGAGCTTGTTGCCTTTGATGAAATTGACGAACGCGTCGAGGTGCGCGCCAGCTCCCCCGTTCCACATGGCGTCAACGAAGCTCTGTGAGTCTTCGAAACCGCAAATTCGATGATTTTGACCCAAAATTTGAAACATGCCCCACGAGCAGGCCTTGTTGGCGGCGTCGGCGTTGTGCGCGCGGGCGTCCTCGTAGCGTTCGTGCTGCGCGGTCCCCGTCTTGCCGTAGAGCGAGCGGTTCCATTTCGAGCTGGACAGGGCGACGCCGCGGCGGTCCTTGGCGCTGGCGTGCCTGCCCTTGGTTTCGGCGTGGAAAATGTGCGCTTCGTAGAGGATTTCCGGCCTGCCATCGGGCAGGAAGCCGCGACCGGCGCTTTCGACTTCGGCGACCGCCTTGATCGCGCAAACCTCGACGTTGAGGGCGTCAGCGGCGCGCTTGAAGTCGTCCTCGGTGAGCTGGGTCGTCATTCTTTGCGCGTGCGCCCTCGCTCGAACTGAGCGATCAGGTCCGACTTGTACGGCGGCGGCGGCTCGCTGGTGCCTTTGTTGATTTCGTGTCCTGCGGTGCCGTCGATTCGATCCATGCCGAAGTCGCTCTGATACGCCCGGTCAGCCTTGACCGCAGGCCCCTTCGGGCCGACTTCGGGCGTCGTGCCCATGCGCAGGGGACCGGCGACTTCCCGATCGGAGCGATGATAGCCGTCCGGGCCAGCGAAATAGGCGTCGGGCTCGCGTTTGATGCGCGGCCATTCGGTTTGCTTCGCCATTTACTTCCTCCGTCTCTTCCGGCGTCCCTTGCGGAGGTTGCGCCGTCGAGCCTTCTTCTGCGCCCGCGTTCCCATTAGGCCCGCCCAAGTTTGGCGGCAATTTCCTCCAGGCTTAACGAGCGTCCGTCAACGATCACTTCATCGTTGACGCCGCGTCGGAGCGTGTGGAGCTGCACCACGTCGTTGAAGCGCAGGAGTCCGGCGAGGCCGATCAGCGCGGCGTCCGCCAGACCGTCATCGTTCTTGTGCGCGAACTTGCCAGCATGAGCTGGCCAGCGGCGAATCGCTTCTGCGCGTGCCGCATCTTTCGCGCCATCTTTGCCGGGAGGCAATCCGATGACGCGCTTCCATTGCGCGGGCTGGATGAACAGGGTGGGGATGGCGGCTGCGGCGAGTACGCCACGGATGACGCCCTTGCAATCTCCGAACTGAAATGCTCCCACGGCGCCCTCGCCGGGACGCGGACCAACGCGCTCGACAAAGGCTCTTGTTGCGTGAGTTTTATATACCAGCTCGGCAAGGAGGGGCGCATTGATCGTCCGGCGGTTCTTCGGGCCGTCGTGCAGGCAGGGCATCTCGAACACGTCTATCAGCTCGCCCGCGTCGGATAGAAGACCGATGCCGCCGGTCACGCCGATGTCGACGCCAAGGATGCTCATCGGTAAGTCCAGCCTTTGATGGCGTCCAACCGCTTTTGGTCTTTCTTGGACAGGTCGACATACCAATCGTCGCCAAGCCATTCCTCGATTTGAGGGATGAAGGCGTCGATCGGCTTTCCTTCGCCGTGAGCGAGGATCAGCTTCCCCAAAATCTTCGAAATCGCCTCGACGTCCTTTTCGAGGTATTTCGCATAGGGAGTGTAATATCCTTCGTCGGCCGACAGGATGCTCATCGCCGCCGACTCCTGACCGGCCCGGTTCGAGCGCCGGGGCGCGGCGATCCGCGCTTGCCCTTGCGCTGCGCCCGGCCCCAATCGTCGGGCCAAGCGCCGTCGCTCCACGGCTGCCGAACAGTTGGGCCTCTGCCGGGAGCCTTGAAGCGACGCGCTTTCACGGGTTCCTCCGTCCTCGTCGGCCGCGCCCGGTTCCATGCCGATGACCTCGAGCCCGCTTGATGCGGGTGGTCGGTCGCTTGGTTGGGAGTTTCCCGGCCGGGTCGACGCGGCTGCGAGGGCCAAGCCTCACGCCTCTTGCCATCTAAAGCCTCCTGCCTTTCCGGTATGAGTTAAGGCGGGGGCGCCAGCTAGGCAGACGCCAGCTTTTCGGCTGCAACTGTCTGCGCAAGTTTTGAGTGTTGCGCAGACCTGTCCGACGCATGTCAGCGTCCGCGTCTACGCGCTCTGATCCGTCGCGCGCGGCGTGTCATCCGCAGCGGACGTGATCGCTTCCAAGCCATCGTCCCCTCCTTGCTTACCTCCGGCGGCCTCGGCGACGGCCACGGCGGCCACGGCGATCTTCGGTGAAATCAAGCCAGTCGAGTTTGGGGGACATGGGGGTGCCTTCCTATCGGTAGTAGCGACGCCCTCGGCGACGCGATCGCATGGTCAGCCTGCCTTTCAGGTTGCTGTGCGCGGCCAGACTGCCACTAAGTCACGCGCCGAACAAGGTCCGCTCCTCGTGGGCTAGATGGAGCCGTTCGATCGTGAAATCAGGCGAAGTGGTTTGCAGATCGATAGCGCCCCAAATTCCGCCTCCCTCGATCGGCGCTGGGATGATCTTGTGGAGTTCGCCGGGCGCCAGATCGAAGGCGACGCCCTGCACCCCGCCGGGAACGCCGCCGTCGCCTGCCGTCACGGTGCCGGTGATTTGGACGCCCGCTGGCGGCGACATGTTGTCGTCGACCTCGCAATAGAGCCGCTTGAAATTCTTGATCGTGAGCTGGGCATTCCCCTGCCCGCGTAGCGCCTTGCTGGCGTATCGCTTGATCAGCGTCGGGTCCGGGTGGTCGAACAGTCGATAGAGATGGGTTCCGTCGGTCCCGTACGCATGGGGTCCGCTGTCCTGTTCGTAAGTGCCGATGTTCGTCAACTGGACCGTTTGACTGGCGACGGACCAAAATTCGTGGCCGCGCGTCGGATGGTACATCAGCAACAGATTGCGGGTGACGCCCCACGGGTCTGTGAACCGCCCGTTGGCGAGGACGACACGAAAGCCGTGCATCGTCGCGGTGGCGAAGGTGGGATAATATTGACTGGTGTCGAGCGTGTTCCAAATGTTCGTGGTCTTGTCGCCGATCGGCTGGGCGTCGCCGCCCTGCATCAGGAAGAACCCGGCCATGTTGAACATGAGCATATAGCGCCCGATGACGCCGACAGGACGCGGGAACCGCTGGCCGACTTGCGGATCGACATTCTCGTAATTGAAATTCGTGGTGTAGGGGCTTTCCGGCGTGCCCGCTCCGGTGAGCTGGATGTTGCTAATCAAATCGGTTGACGAGTCGCCGAAGACGAACATGTAGCCAGCGACGGCGTGCAAATCCATGTACGAGTAGACGAGCCTGTCACCGAAATAGCCGAATGATCCACCCCCGCTGGTTGTCGAGAAGTCCGCTCCGTTGGAGGGCGCTGAAAAACTGATCACGTCCTTCCCGGCTACCCACAACCGTGATTGATAGACTTCCATTGCGTAAATGCCGGGTAAACCGGACGGCATAGGGGGGATCGGAGCGGTCGGGTCCGTCTCCGCGAGGTCGGTCAGCCAGTCGGGCGCCGGATCGCCGGGCTTGCTGAGTGTCGCTCCGTCCCATGCGTAAAGTCCCTTCGGGCTGCCGAACAGGACGCCCCCTTGCTGGCCAGCGCCCGATCCGTAGAACGCCGGGCGCCAGACTTTCGCGCTGGCCCAATATTGCGGGGCGATCGGCTCCCAGATTGCGCCAGCGGCGCGGAGCCCGGTGACGGTTGACGTGTTCAGGTCGACTTCTTCGATCGTGCCGTCAGACAGAAACATCCAACCCATAGCGCCAGGAGGAGGAGCGCCAAACTGAGCGGTCTGATTCCCGTAAAAGCCAAAGAATACGCGTAGGATCGAAAGCCCCGCCGGGGTTGTGTATATGGGGGCAGATGGTCCCCAACATGCACGAAGATTTCCGGGGCCGATTGCGAATAGGTTTTCGTCCCACCACTCTTCGTTGTCATCGATACTCCCCCGCTTGGATTGCTGATTGAGCCCCTTCCATTGGTCGAGGGTCATCAGCTCGGGAGGATTACCAGACTGAATGGCCATGTGTCAAGCGATCCGTTTTACGCTGATCGCAGCGTGGCCCCATATGGGTTCATCACCATCTGCGGCGCAACCACGGACGCGCACATGGGAAGGTCGGCCGCGAACAGTTCCGCCATCGCTTTCGCGTCATCCTGCCGCTGCTGCTGAAACAGACACAGGACCGCCGCCCAATAGCTGACGGCGTCGGTCCACGGGTAGGGGATCGGCTCAACGTCGTCGTCGGTCAGGAGCGGCGAGGGGATCAGCGTCAGGTCGACTTCAAGCGGCGAGGCGATGGTCGGGATTGGCGCGAGGTAGAGCGCGCCTAGCGGTCCTGAGCCGAACTGCGCATACCAGCCCGGCTGCGAAATGGTCCCGTAGAATGTTCCGCCATAGATGCGGAAGCGCGCCTGAAAATCGGTCCACACGATCCGCTTCCAAATCGGTTTCCACGTCCCCTTCTGGATCGACCAGATGCCGTCTGTGTCCTCTTCCCATTGGCCGCCGATGCCGATGGCGAGCGAGCGGCAGGCGAGGATCGACTGCGCCTGCGGACAGATTTGCTGGACGAGCGCGTTCCACTCGCTGAACGGATAGACCTCACGGCCGGGCTTGGTCTGAGTGCCGGGCGGGATGACGCGCAGGCAGCCTGACATGGCGGCGATGCGTCGTCTGGAACGATTGACGAAGCCGGTCAGTCGAGGGATGCTGAAAAATTGCCCTTGGCTGTCGTTCAGGTGCGACTGAACCTCGTCAATGTATTGGGCGAGCATGGCGTGTCATCTAGCACGCTTCCGCGACGGGGCGCGCGGCGGGAGCGTCCCGCTTCCGCTCCGCACGATCCGCGCGGGCGGCTCCTCCTCCAGCGGCGGCTCGATGACCGGCCCGATGCTGTCGCTTTCGGCGCTCGTATCGCCACCAGCGCCGATCGCGGTTTCGAGCATGGAAATCATAAATCCCACGTCGGCTTGCACGAAGGTGTAGGTGGTTCCCTCCGCGTTGAAGATCGGCGAGCCGTTGCGCAGCCATTGGTAGGCGTAGCTCGTCGCGCCGGTCCAAGTTCCGGCGGTCGCTGTCGCAACTGACCCGACTTGAAGATCGGGCGCGGTCACGACCGGCGGCGCGGTGTTGACGGGTGGTGGCGTTGTGGAAACCGGCGGCCACGGCAATTGCGGGATGGTCGGCACAGAGGAGGGGACGACTGGCGGCGGGGTTTGACCCGGCGTCGACGGTGGGGCGACGGCGCCCATGTTGAAGATGTTGGCGAACAGGATCGGCGGGCTCGGCGGCGTGGTGGTGAAATCGGGGAACAGGCTGGCCGGGACGGTCGCGCTGCCGCCGGGCGCGAACTGCGGCTGGACGACGCCGGGGATGGACGGCGGGACGGCCGCGGTGCCGACGGCCGGGCCAACGAGCGGGCCGACGGGGACCGGGACCGGCGCGGTGTTTACGCCGGTTGGAGGGAAGACGGGCGCCGCAGCGGGATCCGCAAGGGTCGGCGGCGGGAAGACTGGCGTGCCGGTGATGTCGATCGGCGTCGCGGGCGTGGCGGCGTCGCCGGACTCGAACACGGGCTGGGGGATGCCCGCGATCGACGGCGGGACGGGCGCTGGTTGGATTGGCGGCGTGCCGTTGCTCATACGGAAAACGCCTGAATGATGGTGGCGAAGCCGCTGCCGATGACTTGGACGTTTTGGCCGTCGGCCAAGACCGTCCCGGCCGAGTTAGGCTGGATCATGGTCAGCGTGCCGGTGGGGATCGGCACTTGCATCCAGCCGAACCAATTTGGCGGCCGATGTCCGGCGAGCGGCCGGATCGGCGGATCGGTGCGTCCGGTCTTGCGCTGCCACGCGCGCCACGCCTCGAGGTAATCGTCGTAGCGCATGAACGGCGGCGGGGGAGGGGGTCCGCAGCCTGGCGGCGGCGTCGCGCATGTGGATTGGGGTGGTCCGCCGCGTGGCAATTGGCCGGTCCCCGGAGCCCGCGCCGGGTTGTAGCTCGGAACTGGAGGGACGAGCATGATGACGCAATTCGAACTCGTCGAGACGACCCATGCGCCCTTTGGCAGGGTGTAGGGGAAGCGACCGATTTGACGCGGTTTCCCGAACGGCGACAGCCCTGCGCCGGGTGGTCCGGGCGGCCATGCCTGAACGGGCAGCATTAGAAGGGTGCGCCTCCCGTTATGCCTTGGAGCTGGACCCCGGTCGATGGCTTAGAGCAGACCAGATTGAGCGCAGTAAGCGATAGGCCCACGCTGGCAATCTGCCCTTGCGGGATGGTGGAGTACCAGCCGGTCCAGGCGAAGTTGGCGTCCTCGTGAACGACGAGGGTGATGTACTTCGAATTGAAGCCATAGGCGGTCCCCTGCGGACAGTTAAGGTCAAAGAACAGCGGGGTGTCGCCCAATAGGAGACCTCGGAAGCCTGAATTGACAGGATCATCCTTTCCCCATCGGCTTGACGGGTCATTGTTGTACCTTTCGACCGACATGAAGTCGGTCAGGAGCGTCGTCCAGTCTTCGACCGACATGACGACGAAATCGAGCGCCTCGCCGCCCGAATTTTTCACTGCGGCGAGCATTTTCGGGATGAACGTCGCCCGGGTGAGGATGGCGCCCGCCGCTGGCGTGACCAAGGCCTGCCAGTCGGGATAGGTCGCGCGCGACAGGCCTCCGTAGCTGGGAGCCGTGGCGGTGTCGCCGTAGGCGTCCTGCAAGGAAAACATCTGCAAGACGTTGGTTGTCGGCGGCCCGAACAGGGCGCTCGACAAGGCCTGCAACGAGCTGTTCTTGAGGTCGTTCAGCTTGAGCATCAGGCGCGAGGCGACGGCGATCGCGTCCTGAGTGACGAGCTGTTCGAGCCCAAGCGAGCTGACCGGGGTGGCCAGACAACACATATTAAATTCGGCATTTACGGTCGCGGCCACGTCGGCGGGCAAGTTGAATTGGCCTGCCGGACCAATCCAGCTCGATTGGACGTACTGCCCGGTCTGCACGGGCTGGGTGTAGGGGCTCACACCGCCGCTGGCCCGGATCGCGTTGCGCAATAGCAGCGCGAGCAGCGGGTTTTGCTTGTAGATCAGGATGACGACCATCTGGGCGAAGACGCGCCGGACAGTTGCTTCAAGTTCCAGCCCAATGGGGCCGGATGGGATTAGGCCCGCGCCAAGAATCGGAATGGTAGCCTCCTATGGGGTTATCGTCCTCTGGCGCGCTCCGAATCTCGGTTGATTGCGCCTAGGATTTCTTTGCGTCCCCACGCTTCCGGGTCTTTGGCGATTTCCTTGAAGTTGGGCTCCTCCTCATGCTTCCAGAACTGGCTGTCATAAGTCGGCTCCGACGTCTGCGGGTTCTTAGCTGCCCTGTAGGACGCCGCGACCTCGTGATCGGCGACGGCGTGTTCGTGCATCCACTTTTCTAAGTCGCCCATCGCCTCGTCGGTGAAGCCGTATTCCTTCTTCACCTTGCTGCGGCTGGTATTCCAAGCGTCCATGTCGGCCTTGGTGCGGGCGGCCTCGGCTTCCTGTCGCTTGCGGTTTTCCTCGGCTCCCAGACGTTCGTCGATTTTTTGTTCCATGTCGTAGTCGGGGATGGCGAGATTCGGGTATTTGCGCTTAATGAGGCGCTTGGCCTCCTTGTTGAGCTGCGGATCGTTATAGATCGACTCGACGAAGTCAGCGGTCATCCTTTTATTCTGAAGAAATGCGTACTCTTCATCGCTGATTTGTTTAGGCACTTGTGGCCTCCCGCCAAAACATGCCCCGCGCCGCGCCGCGCCTGACGTTTTCCTTGTGCGTCACAGCCTCAAGGTGGGGCTCGGCGATGCAGTAGGGCACTCTGCAAAGATGATCTAGCTCAAACCCCTTTGGAACCGGCCCGTTTTTCAGCTCGTAGGAGACTGTCGCCGCCTTGCGCCTGACTTGGACGCCGGGCGCATCCGTACAGGTGATGCGGCCATATCCGTCCTTGTCCAGCGTCGCGAGCCATATCTGGCAACCCGACGGTGTTCTGAACGAAAGTCGCTCAAGCCTTTCGGCGAGCGGCTTGGGCTTGGGGCCGCGCTTGCCCATCAGCTATTGTTCGTCTTGCCGGTCACTGACGGCTGGAGCGGCACGCCGCCTTCCGGTTTCGGCACCACCTTGGGGATGGCGCCCCACTCGCTGACCTCGGACTGCACGTCCACCTGTAGGATGGTCCGGGGCGGTGTCTCGGGCGGTGTCGTGATCGGCGGATCGTAAGATCGGTTCTGAGCCACAGGAAGTCTCCTTTACTCGTCCTCTTCCGGTTTCTGCATCGGCGGCGGCTGACTTTGCCGGGGGCGCTGGCCTCCGCCCTGATCGCTGAGTGGCTGGCCTCTGGCGTCGGTTTGCGGATAGCCCGGCTGGCCTTGCTGGGAATGGTGCCTCGCCTGCTGGGTCGCGTCGTGGGCGCTGGTGCTGTGCAAGTGCGCGCTTTCAGCGTGTTCCGCCGCGTCCTCGTGCTGCTCGCCCTCGTGGGCTTCGGCCGCCTTGTGGTGCGCCTTCATCGCGTCTTCGTGCTTTTGGGCCGCCGTACGGTGCTTGTCACCAGCCGGATGCTTGGCCATTTCCGATTTCCTTCCCAAAGTTAGGGTAGCGTGTCAATCGTATCGATTGACACGCTGTCTTGTGTTTACGTCCGCTTCGGCTGCGGGGTTGGCGGCAAGCCTTGGTCAGGTCGGCCACCGGGCGCGATCGGATGCGAGGGCCGATGTCCGCCGCCGCCGCCTTCCGGCAAGCCCTGATCCGGCCGCGCGTCGGCGTCGATCACGACGTAGCGGTACATGGCGCCCTGCCCGCCACCGCCGATCAGGACGAGGGCGATATACTTGCCGTGGACGCCCGGAGGCAGGGGCGGCCAGATGGTGCCGGGCGGCAGCACGATCGGATGCTCGGGATGCTCGCCGCCACCGGAGGGCGGCAAGCCCTGATCGGGATGCTCGGGCGCCGGAACCCACGGATGCTCGGGGGTGAGCGGTGGCCAGATGCCGGGTGGCGGCGTCGGCAAGCCGATGTCGGGATAGCCGGGTCCCGGCCAAATCCCTACGCCTTCGTCAACCCCATAGTCGGGATCAACCGGACCCTCGACGCCGGGAAGCCCTTGATCGGGGTGCCCGCCCCCGCGCTTGCGCAACCTTAGAAATCCACTGACAAACGGCATGAAATTTCCTCCTTCAATGAACCTGTTTAATCAGGCGATGCCGGGAATATCACGCTTCCGTGAACGCGCCGCGTAGGCGAGGCCGCCCGCGCCAAGCAGCATCATCACCCATGTCGACGGCTCGGGGATCGCGCTCGACGCGACGAACGAGCCTGAACCGCTGATCAGGTCGCCTGCGCCTCCCGCCTGAGTGAACGACAGGTCGAGGACGCCAACCGTCCCGCCGGGGACGCCGGGGCCGGTCAGGATGCCGCTGCCGCTAAGGTCGAGTTCGTCGCCGACAAAGCTGGCGGAACTCGTCTTGGTGGTGTCGGAAAACGTGCCGCCATCCCACGAGATGGTGATGAACCCGCCGATCGCGGTCGGAAGCGGATTGGTCAGCGTCAGCAGGGAGCCGCCCGCCAGACCGCCAAGCGGATCGACCACTTCGTTCGCCGTCCACGTTGTGACGCCGACAGAAGTCGCGCCGTCAAGAGTACTGTTCGGGTTGGCGGTGATCCCGGTGGCGTTGGCGGTGAAGTCCGTCTCGGTGATGACCGCGGCGGCGCTCGGGCTCGTCAAAGCTGCCAGAAGTGCAACTGATAACCACAATCTGTTCATGGAGTGCCCTTTCCTGTGTCTTGGCACTCAATGGCTATCACGAGCCCGGCAAGGGCGTCGAGGGCATAGGAGCGCCCTGACCGCCGGGACTTGGGGTCTGACCGGGCCGCCCGCCGCCGGGTTTTTGCCCGAAGAGACGCTGCAAAAGCTGGTTTTGGATGGTCCGCTTCATCTGATCGCCCAGCATGGTCTTCTGCACGCCGACGGCCGGACCCATCCCGGCGCCGCCGCCGAGATGCCGGGAAAGCTGAGTGGCGGCGCGCAGCGCGTCGCGGTGGAGCTGGCTTCCGGGCTCCAAGCCAAGCGCCGCTTGCTGGATGAGCTGGACGGCTTGCTGCAACAGCATCGAGGCGTCGGCTTGGTTGCCGGGGCCGGGCGTCGAGACTTGCGGCCCCATGCGTGAGCGCGCGAACGCCGCCAATCCACCGGGGCCGGGAGGTCCGCCGCCACCCGGTACGGGAGGAGGACCGGGAGACGGAGGCCCGCCGGGAGGTGCGCCGCTGCCCGGCGGCTGCCCCTGACCTGAATCGTCTTCGCTCGCGCTGTCGACAAACGACATGTTCATTGCCCCGGAGACCGCCCCCGGCAAGTTGCGGTTGGCGGGGGCGGTCATCCCGTGTGTGCCTGTTGGAGGGGATTCCTGCCAGGACCGGGACGGCGGGAAGTTAGCGCCGCAGCGCGCTATTGACAAACGGACCTGTTCGCCACCTGCTGCTTTTGCGTCGCCCAGCGGCAATTTCCGGGCTCGTAGCCTCGCTCGTTGTCCTTGCGATCAATTGAAAGCCCTGTCGGCGGATCGCCCATTTCAGCATAAAATTCCTCAAAGTTCGCATAGTGAACCTTGATCCCGCGCCCGCCATAGCGTTTGAAAAAGCGGTTCTTCGGGTTGTTGCACCGCTGAAGCATGTTGCACCAAATTTTATAGATTTTGCTTCCAGTTTGCCTGTGCGTGAAGCGCGATTCACGCCGCCAGCATCCGCAAGATTGGATAGCTCCGATCTTAAGATGGTTGGATAAAACGAGGGCTTGGTTGCCGCAGTCACATTGGCACAGCCATTTTGCATGTTGGTCGCGGCCACTACCTTGCCGCTCTAGGGCTATGAGGCGTCCAAAGCGCAAGCCAGCGATGTTTGCAAAAGCCATCCGCGCAGTTTAACAGGTCAGTGTTTGGTCTGACCAGCCCCCGACGCCTTGCGTCTGGACCCGCCGCCTTCTTTGATCCCCAGAAGCCCCTTGACCAGTTCTTCCTTCTTTTCCTCTTTGGCCGCCTCGGCTTGGGCTTTTTGCCGTTGTTTTAACCGGGCCAAAAGCAATTCCGCACCCGGCGGGTGTAACATGTGGATCAGGTCTTCGGCGTCGATCGCTCCTGCTCTAGCGAGCGCAATAGCCACTTGACGATTGTCCTCCGCGAAGGCTGGCGACGCGGAGTGGCTGTCGACTTGGACTTGGAAGTTGCCGGGGAGCTGGCTGAGTAGGAACTCTTGCTGGGTGTCGGCGGTCGTGTAGACCAGCGCGTCCATGGCTTGCATGATGCGGAGGGCGAGGAAGCCGACATCGGCGAGCTGGCGCTCGATGCGCGCGGCTTGCTTGATAAGGTGGGGTGATGACGTTCTAACCAGAGTCTGAGCGTGGACTCCAGCGCGGACTCCCGACTCGCCTTGTCCTGACATGATCGGGCTGAATCCAGCAGCTTCATCAAACAACTTGAAAACAAACTCAAGTTCTTCCAAGTAGTTTTCCGGTGGGGGGTCCAGTAGCTTCGACGCTTTCGCGTTGGGATTTGGGTCGTTAATAAAACCTCCCTCATTGACAATCTTATAGTATTGCTCCTCGGTGACGCTGGTGAATCCGCTGAAGACTTGAGGGGCATTGACATTGCGGTCCCACATTATTTTGATGTCGCGCAGCCGCTTGTTCAGCATGTCCTGCAACATCTGCACGTCGGCGATGCTGGAGCGGCCCCAGAAATAGCCGGGCGTCTCATGCCCCTGCACCTTGACGAACGCGTGCTTGCCGGGGATGCGCGACAGGTTGCGCCGGGTTTCATCGCCTTCTATGACGATCGGGTCGTGACCGTAAAGCACTTGGATTGTCGTCCAGTCCTCCTCCCGGTCGCGATCCTTCACCCATAGCTCGCAGTGTTTGACGGTCGGGGCGAATCGCCGGTTCGGGCGCCACGGCGTCGGAACGGGAAAGACGTTGACGATCCCGGCCGCAGAGGACGGCGCGTCGCCAACGTCTCCCAACGGTTGCAGCCCGCCCACAACCATTTGGTGAAAGTAGGTCGATTCCTCCTCGTCGCGATCCGGCCCCGGATCGTCGTCGAGCTGCGCCATGATTTGGTTGTAGCGCGGATGATCGATGAGCGAGGTCCGCAGGCGCGACTTGCTCGGATAGCTGACGTGGCAGAACGCCTCTTGCTCGTCGAGATGCAGCGTCGTCTCGGACAGGACGCCGAAATTCTGCGGGTGAACTTGCGCCACCTTGAACGTGCCACTGTCGCCGTCAGGCAAAACCTTTAACAGGCCGCAGCCATTGATCAGGCTCCATGTCACGGCGTCGGCGAAGGTGACGTCGGCGTCGACTTGGCGGAAGTCGGCCGACAGCTTCTCGCCCACCAGCTCGGAGCGTTCGAGGACGCTGTCGTCCTCGCCGCTGTCATAGATCAGGCGCAGCCGGACATCGGTCGGCTGCATCAGGAAGCCAGCGAGCTTGTCGACGAAGGATTTGGTCTTGTTGTACAGGGCGGCGCGGCTGTCGGCCGCCCCGGTGTAATAATATTGGCCCGCTCGGGTGTAGACCATCCCGCGCTCGCTGGAGCTGGCCATGCACTCGTCGATCATCTCCTTGACCCAAGCCTGCATGGTGGCGGGGTTCGACGGGATTTTGAGCGCCATCTATTCCGGCTCTTTGTCGAGTTCGCGCTCGACGGCGTCCTTGCCGTAGTGCGCCGCGCGCATGGAGGACGGCGCATAAGGGGACGGGACGATCTGGCCAGCCGCCATGTCGGGCGTGGTGACGGGATGCGGCCCGAAGGTCGTGCCGGGCGGGATGACCGGCAAGCGCGGATCGCCTTCCGGCACCGGCTGGTAGTTCGGGTGGTCCCTCGCCAGAAATTCGTCGACCAACGTCATGTCGTGATGGACCTCGTCCCCCTCTGATCCGCCTTGGGTCTGGCGAATCATGTTCTGCACCGATGCTTCCTGTTCCGGCGTCAGAAGATGCGCGTTCGGCCCTCGAATGACATTCGTTGGCCGATCAGTGTTCGCGGGCGGACTAAAACCCGGCGGGTTGTTCGGCATGTGCAGCGCGTTGGCGACGCCGACTTGCCCAAGCGCCCGCGCCCAAGCCTGACTTTCCTCCGGCGTCCATCCGGGTTGTGACGACAGTTGCGTCATCATGTCGCGGACTCGAGACGGGCTCGTGGCGTCGGCGACGGCCGCCTTGCCTTCCGATCCGGCCCGCGCCCGGTCGGCCTTGCGGCCCGCCATCTTGGATTTCCAAGCCTCGGTGTTCGCCGCGTCCATTTCCTTGTCGACTGCACTGAGCCCGGCCGCGCGGGCTGTCTCCCCGCTGACGGTTGGCTCCTGTCTGCCGGTAGTCGCGCCCTCGACGGCCTTGAGCCCGGCGGCGCGGCCGGGCGCGTTCATCGGTGGCTCGACACGGGGGGCGGGGGGCTGGCCGCCGCCAGCCATGCGAGACAGCGCGCCGATGATGTCTTGGAGGCTAAAGCCAGCGCCGCTGCTTGTGTCGCCCATCATCTCAGCTCGTCGATCGCCGCGATCAGCGCCTCTTCGCCCAAGCAGAGCCAAGCCCGGTCGTGGAAGGCGTGATAGGCGAACGCCGCCTTGGCGTGGTCGAGGTCGCCAGCCTCGCGTTTGCACGTCGGCCACAGGATTTCGAGGTCGAGCCGCCGCATCCGCGCCCACCACCAGTTCGTGATCAGAGCGACTAGCGCCATGTCACCAGACCTTAATCGCCCGCCTCTTGCTGGCCTCAATTAAGTCCGGTTGCGCCCCGCTGGCAATCCCGCGCTTGAGCATGTCCAGCCCATCCATGCCAAACTCGCGACGGTTCTGCTGGCCGATGCCGATGGCGGTTTGCAGCATCGCCGCATGGCCCGCCGCCTGCCACTCGGAGGGCAGGACGGAGGCGGTTTGGTCCTTGTAGCGGACCTTGGACGTGCCGCCTTGCCGGTTGTCAAACTGGATGTTGGCGACGTGGTAATCGTTGGCGATGATGTCCTCGGCGAGCGCCCTAGCCTTGCCGCCGATGCTTCCGCCGATCGCCGGGGGGCGGAACTCCTGATTCATCCTCTGATCGCACGCTTCGCAACTCGGCGGGGGTTGATCCCACTGATCCTGCGTCAGCGATTGCTCCATCCGGTGGTTGCACTCCGGGCAGTGATAGGTCCGCATGATCATCGTCGAGCCCCAGATGTTTGAGGACGCGCGCCATGTCGGTTTCGAGCGCCGCGATTCGGTCCTCGGTTTGCGCGGTGCGCAGCATCATCGGCGAGCGCGGCGGGGTCACGCCGTGATCCCCTTCACCGCCCACATGACCGCTTCCTCGATCTTGGTCTTCGCCAGCGATGTCTCGCGGCCCGGATGACAAAACTGGTCGAGCGTTTCGAGGAACGCTGCGCCCGCGTCCTTGACCGCAACCATCGCCTTCTTTTCCGGCTCGGTCAGAACCCGGTACTGGTGTCGCACGTCGTTGTTGACAGTGCGTTCGTC